AAGCAGTTTGCTGCGAATGTCTTCTTCTTTGCCGCCAAGTTTAGACTCAAGCTCTTTGTATGCTTTAGCTAGATCTTCGCCGCTGCTGTATTTTTCTGGCAGCCAATCAGGACGATCTGGCTGGCTGTCTTCTGCAATAACGTAATCGCGCTGCTCTTCAACTGGCGCTGCTTCTGTTGTTTCTGCTGCTTGTGTATTCATTAAGCTGTCGCTCATGTCTTCTTACTCCTGTGTGAATGGGCAATGCGCTGCTCAATAAGGCCAACGATGTATCGCTGCCCCTCTATGTGACGTAGTTCTTCCGTAGTCACGTTAGGCCCATTTACCATTTCTATAGTAACTGAACGTAAGTAGCGCAAAACTTCCTTGCCCGTTGGTGATCCAAATATGTTAGATAGATTATGGCTAATCTGTTTATCTAAATCAGACTTCCTTTGTATTCCATCTATTCCAATGTTAACCCTGTGTTCCGTCAACCATCTGTCCCTGTTGTTGTTGCTGTTGTTGTTGCTGCTGTGCCATTTGTTGTGCCATTGCAGCTATCTGCTTACGCTGATCTTCATCTCGTATTAGACTTTCTGGGACACCAAACTTCTTAGCAAGGTGTACTGCCGTCTTCTCGCTATCAACTAATAGCTGAAGCATCTCTGGGCCAAACGTACCGCCAACTAATTCTAGGAAACGCGCTACACTTGAGATGTCCTGATTGGCTTGGGCTTGAGCTAGTGGAGATACGGAACGTACCTTTACTTCCCTGCCATTAACAGTTGGAACCTCAATGCGTCCCTGCTTTTTAAGAATGTAAATAACCCTCTGTAACACAGGCTGCACAAGTTCTGCTTGCAATCTGCCAAACGCAGAACCCATTCTTCTTGACAGGTCTGCCATTCTTTCAGCTACCTCAGTAGCAGAGGCAGGGGTCTTATCAGGGTTGCCAAGCATATCGTTGTACAGTGCGCGTTTAATATTCACCCGCATATCAGACAAGACAAGCTGCGCTACATCAAACCTACCAGCAGCTTGGATTGGCTGTAGTCCAGCAGAACCCATAGCTTTAGGAATGATAGATCCTGGAACTAAGTTAATAGTATCAGGGTTAATAACGCCATCATCTTCCATCTGGTATATGCCAGAGATAGACATCTGAGCGTTCTCAAGGATAAGTTCTATTGTAAGGTTGGTTGTTTTTATAGCTGATAGGGCGTTTAACAGTGGCCCACGACCATATACTTCACCAGCACACTTAGACCAGCGGAAGCAAACAAAGGGATTCGAGCCAATACCAGAGAGTTCCTTTGAATATATACATGATTTAGTAGTCATGCAGATAGCATAGTGAAGGTAAGCCTCTTGATTTTTTTTAGTATAGTCTCGGCAAACTATCTCAAGGACTGTTGTCTCACGCCCAGATCCCATAAACGAAAGGACTTCGCTGTTAAACTTGCCCTTGGGGTACATCAGTTCTAGGTGGTCAAACTTTACCTTCTTACGTTCTCTGTAAACGTGGTCAATCTTATCGTCAGGCCCAGTGTCCAAAACAACATGGGGAAGTGGTATAGCTGAGAATGATACTGGATTAATAGCATCACCTTCTTCAACGCAAAGAATACCAGTGCCAACTGCTAGATCCATAAAGGACTCATGCACTTCTTGGCTAAAGTTAGAGTTCTGAAGAACCTCAAATACATACTCGGTTACTTCGTCTAGCTCGTTATTGACGGCTTCACGCTGCTCAACTGGAACCTCGCTACCAGCCATAAGGTCGGCCCATCGCGCAAAGTTCGGAACAATGCCAGACTGCAAGCGACTAGCAAACTCTTGAACACCTACAACTGCTGTCTCGTCAAAAATTCTATCGTCCCTGCGCTGACCAGCTTCTTCGTGGTAGAAGGATTCGCGCTGCGGTAGGGCGTACTCATAACATTCCTCAAACAAAGAAACCCAATTCTCGCGGAACGCCTTTGATTTTATGTAGCTTGCGATATACTTCTTTGCAATTGGATCATCAGCCATTAGTCAAACCTACCTAAGAATCCTGAGCGCCCACCAGAGAACAAAGACCTTCTTGTGCCTTTGCCTTTTCTTTTCTCAAGGATGTCAGATATATCCTCGCGTTTTTGCTCTGCGCGATCTACTATTTCTTCTTGTTCGATGTCGTCAGCTTCTACACGTTGTTCCGCTGATGCCTGTTTTGCAGATGAGCTAGGGCCAAAACACATAGTATTCTCCTTTGTTTATCATTCGTAAGCACAAAAATAAGAAAACATCAATGTAAAACTACATCCTTGCCCAGAAGCTAGGCTTCTTTCTTGACTTGTTGCCCCTGTTAAACACATCAAAGTTACGCTTTGCTATCACAGGTACAGCTGGTTTCTGGGAGTTCATCAATGCTCTGCCCTCACCAGCGCCTAAAAACAAATACTGTGCCGCATCGTGAACGTGGCTAAACATATTCTTATCAGGCTTGTCTGCATATCTCTCACCAGAAACTTCCATGCGCTTGTACGCATACCCACCTTCAAATCCTTTAATAAGCTGTGGGCAACGCCTATCAATTAAAAGCACTGGCTTACCTTCAGACATCTTGGTTAGCTGGGAAGAGACAGCTTCAAGGCGAAGATCAACAGAGTTGGACGGCGCAGGGTACGCCTTCAAGCCAGCACCACGCAGAATGTGAAACGGAGTCGATTCATCAGTCTGCGCTCTAAAATCACCAGCTGGGTCACCATATATAATAACCTCACTGGCAGCAGCGAATCGAGTTGATAACTCATTACGCATAACTTCTGCAAATCTAACAATACCCATATCAATAGCTACGATCTCAGACTGCAAGAACCAACGCCCTCTTATCTTTTGACCGAATACGGCGGCTGGAGTAAGACCAAAGTCAACGCCAACGTATACTGGAGTGCCAGCAGCAACTGGTATCTCCTCATCCGCAATGTGGATCTCAGGCGCAAACATAGGATACACGGGCTTTCCGTCCTGAATGTGGCCCAATCTATTCATAACATACACATCAATCCAGCTTTTAGTCTTACCTTGAATAAGGTTCGGGTAGTAAGACTTCATCATGTTCTTAGTATTCTCTGCTTTGCCATTAGGCACGTAGTCTTTTATTTCCCCTTCGTCTCCTTTGTCTTCCACCATTCCAGAGGGCTGCGTAAAGAAGCGCCAGTTCGAAGGTTTAACCAACATCTTAGCTTGCTCACGCGGAATATGATCTGGCACTGGAACCTCTCCAGCCATAATCGGCCACCAATGATCTTCTTCAGGCGCGTTGGTATCGGCAATAACGCCAGTCCAAGAAGGGCCGCCATCACGCATTGAAGGAAAGCGACCAACACGCATCGTGCAGGCATCAATAATACTCTTAGGAAGCTCCCTAGCTTCGTTAATCCAGACCCCAGTAAGTTCCAACGATAGTAATTTTTTAACATCTTCTGGCCTATCAAGAGCTAAGAAAAGGACTTCAAGGTTAATGTCACCTTTTTTAATGTGGTGGGTATATGGCACTGACCAAGTAAACTTACCCCAATCGGATTCTGGAAACCAATCAAGCCAAGTCTTAATAGTAGTAGTTCTAAGCTGGGGATTGGTATTGCGGATGATAGCCCAACGGCTATGGCGTATTCCGTCAGGGCTTTTCTCTTGTTCGAGGGCGCGGCGAAATACTTCAACGCAACAAGCTACAGATTTACCAGAGCCTACTGGCCCTCTTATGCCACGAAAGAACGTGGTGTTTTTCATAAAGTCTTTTAGAACATCGCCGTCAGGCTTGTATTTAAACTCAGGCATTACTTCTTAGCTTTTTCGTTTTTCTTTGCAATCGTGTGGGCTTGAGAAAAACTTTTGCCAGCCTTCATTGCCGTTGTCATATTCTTCATATGCTTTGCGCTGTGATGCACCTTATGTTTTTTCAAGGCTGCAACTTGGCTTACTGTTAAGGCTGCCATCTATGATGTCTTTTTAAGAAGCGTCTTCTTCTTTTTCTTAGGGAAGCCAGCCTTCATGTTGGAATAGGATTTATCGCTGATTGTTGACTTAGCCTTAGATCGGCTAGTGCCAGATTTTTTGCGCGCGTTAATGTTATCGTACAGTCCCATTACCTTAATCCTTTATCCACACCAAATTTAATCATACGCTCTACTATCTCAGGGGAGATGCTATCAATAAGCTTATCGCACTCCGCGTCTGTAACAAAGCTCTTGCCGTGCTTGGCTTCTACATAAGCGTACTCTGTCTTACGGACAATGTGGCGAAGAAGGGCCAGATCGGAGCTAGGCAATGTAGATATAAAACTCATGTTTGGTTCATCAGTAACGGAGTTAGCAGGGATCTTTTCTGCATACCTTTGCGCCTTACATCCCTAAGTGGAGAGGAAGCATTTTTGCTTGTCTCTGTGTTAGACTCAAATTTTAAGGATGGAAGAGGATCATATGTCTTCTTCATTCCTTCGTAGCGGCTTTCCGCACTAGATCCACCAAAACACATTATGACTTTTTATTCCTCTTTGCAAAGTTACGAGCAGCCTCAACGGAACCAAAGCCCCATTTCTTTAATGCTAATGCCTTACGGGTTGGCTCGCCATTCGGCTTCTTCATAGGCCCAGCCATTCCAGCAAACCTTGCAGCGAAAGAAACACGGCGAGGGTTTGTACCGCTACGCACTGCTGGTTTTAAATTAGCGCCCTCGGTTCTTTTAAAATGAGCGCGTCCAGCAGGGGTCAAGCCCCCAGTAGGACTCTTGTGTTCGCTACGCATCTTTAGGCTTCAGCTGCTCTCTAAGCATACTTTCGTTTAAGGACTTGAGGCGCTGCTTGTTAATAGCATTTGCGGAGAGAGAAACCCAAGCTTCGTTCTTCTCGGTTGTAGGATCATCCCCAATAAAAGAACCGTCCTCATCCCTAGC